TCTTATCACCATCTTTAAATTGAACTTTGATAGAGTTTTGTAAATCAAAAATAATTTTATCTTTCATAACTAAATTGCAGGGTCGCCTTTAAACATATATTCAACAACTTCTAAATCTTCAATTTGCGGTAATTTTTCCATTACACAGCCTGAAAAATTTTGATTTCTAAACGAAATTGTGTTGTTATCGCCATTATTATAAAAGCTTGTAAATAATTCGATATTTTCAGGGGTTGCTCTTACTGGCACACTGATAATACTAATATTAGTCGAAACATCACTAGTAATTAATTTTGAGCCATTAACTTGGCTAAAAACATTTCTTGTAATAGAGCCAGCTTCAATTTTAACTTTACCTTCATAAGCTATCGGTGTTCCGTTAATAACTAAATTGCCTTGTTGTAATATTGCCATAAATTTATTTATTCAAATGTTGGAGTAAAATTAACTATAAATTCTCTTACTTGGGTTACGATATTAGCAATTGATTCTGCTGTTATCTTGCCATCAATTAAGGTTATAACCACTGATTGATCTAATGCATCAACAAAAGCTTTTAATTCGCTATCACCAGCTCTTAATAATACATAGTTATTATTGTTAGTTTTATAACCCGATAATGCACCATAATATTTTTTCATAAGGTTAATAAAACCTTCTTTATTTATCATAGCACGCCCAGCTATCAATTCGCCAGTTGTCAATCGTCTTCCAATTAAATCGGCTTTTAAATTGTTAAATACATATTCTCTAATAATAGTCAATGTATCAAAATAGTTGACATATTTGAAAGTTTTATCTACTTGACCTTGCGCATCTGTTTTATAAGTAGTCATTGCTTCGTTAATAATGATGCTTGTATTAGAAGGGTTGTTTCTTAATAGAGTTAAACCGCTATTTGCAAGCTCATCAGCTTCAACATCGCTAAAATCATTGCCACTTTCGATAATAGGTAAGCTATAAACAGGAGTTCCAGCATAAGGAACACCACCATAATAATTACCACCGATTGTTTCGCCATTAGTTGCGAAACTTGAAACATTCGCACCAACCGACAATCTTAATTCTCTAATACCAGCAAAAATTGATGCAATTACAAGTGGGCTTTCAATAATAGCTCCACCTTTTAATTTTGTTGCAGAGATTAGTTTATTAGCAATACCACAAAGTGTTTTTTGGTTTAATCCATCTACAAAAGTGTTTAGATTAGCATAAGTATCTAACTTACAAAATACACCAAGTCCATCAAGAATTTTATTATCTACATTAAATCTTGCCTCGGTAAATGTTGATAATGTAGAAGTGTCCCACTCGGCAGGATAAACAATGGTTGTAAATCTCTTATCTACAATCGGATCGAATAATGAAGTCAAGACAGGGTTTGTTGCACCACTTGACATTGCAGTTATTGTTGCAGTTATGCCAGCAACAGAGCCATCAATAGCAAGAGATATTGTATTACCTTGTGTGCCATCATTTACGGCAGTTAATGCAACTGAACCAGTAGTATTTACAGCGGTTACAGGCGAATAAGTATTAGCAGTAATTGCAGTCTCTAATTTACCGCCAATTACGGTTGCAGTATCACCGATAGCAACAGCAATTTCGTATTTACCATTAATTTTTGAATCAATGTAAATAGTTAATGTGCCTACTTCGGTAGCAGTGCCTGAAAAAGCAATTGAGCCAGTTGCGGCAACACCAGAAGCATTATCGGCTAAACCAATTGCAGAAACTTTTGGCTTAATTTTAGAAACCGATAAAGTATCAATTAAAGATCTACCAGCTTTTGCAATTTGTGATTTTGCACCGAATAAATCATTAAATTCTTTTTTGCTTAAAATACCTTCTTTAAGCTCACCGCTAGAAGCAGTGCCACTTATCATACAACCAACTAAAAGAATTGAGCGGTCGCCTGCATCTTTTGCGGTTAATGCTGATCTGATATTAGATGTTCCTCTTGGAAATGATTGTCCCATTATTTACCTTTTTTTTTAGTTAATATAACTTGATTGACAACTTCAATACAATTGTCAATAGCAGAATCTTTTAATCTATTTCGCCAAAATAAATCTGTTGGCACTCCGTTTTCATCATTAATTTCAATGATAGCATCTTTTAGCAATTGTCCTTGCGGAGTTTTTAAATTTTGGTTTAATTTTATTTGCATAACAAAATAATTTTTAATATAGTTATATTGTTTATTATTGTTAATTTTTTGCAAGGCAATAAACTATGATTTTATCTAGTATTTAAATCATAATCTAAACCTTGCTCTATAAATACACCTTCGACCCTTTGTAATGGCACACCTAAATCATAATCGGTTGTATCGCCAACTTGAATAAAGCCTTGCACTACAAAATCAAATCTATGTGTATAAGTAGCAGTTATATAATCATCAGCTTCATCGCCTACATACTGGCAAGGTTGCATCTCTTCATCAGTTAAATCACTTTCAAAAATATAATTAGCTAGTGCTTTTAATATTGGTTTTAAATAGGCTTTGGCATTATCGGCAATATCGCCACCAAGAATTGATGCTGTTGCTGGTATAACTACATAAATACTAAAACTTTGCTGTGTTGAGTTCCAGTAGTCTTCATTTGTTCTTTTGGCAGTCGATGAGTCACCAACAACAGTATCGTTTCTATAAGCTTGATTTTGCCCCATAACAACATAAAGCCAAGTTTCTAAAACTCCGCCCTGCCCCGCTGTGTAGAACTCTTGTATTCTTTGTGGAGTTGCAGAATGTGCTATTCTTGTTGCTGTGCTTACTTTTATTTCGCCTTGTGCTGGTGATTGCATTGCACCAGTTGTTGTATAGCTAAACGAAGTATCTGTTATTTTAGTTATTTGTTTATAGCCATTATATCCGTCATAATCGTCAAGCAATAAGTATCCGCCATTGACATTAGCAGGGTTGCCACTTACTTTAAATGTAAAAATTAATTTACTTGGCACACTTACCAATTCCCAAGTTCCATTAAATCCAACCGCTCCCGAGATCTCAATGTTAATTGGCAAGATTTGTGGAGCGAATAAAGACGGATCGCTTAATTTGTGATCTGTCAATGCTGTTGCTGTGGCAATACCATTGGAAAAAGTTATAGTGCTTAATGCAATAGGTTCTTTTGCACCTTTAATAGTTACATAATCACCAGTTAATAAATTATGATTTGTTGCCGTTGTGCAAGTTATTATCGAACCTGCCCTTGTTAATGATGAGGCATTAATAATACTTGAAAAATCATTTGTATATTTTGGCAAAATATCTTTTAACCTGTTAACAACTTGAATACCTTTCATTTTTTACCCCCTAACACTTGTTTTAATCTGATATCAATATTTCTTTTAATTTTATCTTTATTTTTCATAACAGTTTTTTTAAATGGCTCTCTTGCTTCCATTTTTGATGTTCCCTCTTCTAAAAATTTAGCATACTCTGGTGCATTTTCATTTGCCCCAAACTCTAATTCTCTATTGCCTCGAACAGCAAAATCAACTGACTTTCTAAATTTACCAGTTATTACAGCTGGTGTTTCGCTTGGTGCCGAGGCTGTGTGTAGTTTAGGTTTTTTTAATTTACTGCCACCAATTCCTTTATATACCTTGTAGCCTTTGCCACTTTTAGGGGCTTTCATATCTTTATTTAGATCTGCAACCAATTCTTTACCTGATATATAGAAACCTTGGCGAATTGCCTTTGTTAGTTCGACTGGCATTTCGTAAAGAAATTTTAATATTTTTTGATTTTGCGAACCTTCTTTTACTTTTATCATCTTTTATTAGCATTGATTGTTTTATCGCCTTTTTCAATACTTCTCAATCTAATAATTTTATCGTCAATATCAATATTATCGGTATTTACAATTTTATAATAAATATTTTGATACTCAATCCATAATTGCTTATCTAACGGTATTGATGAGTTGTAGCGAATATAAAAATCAGTGTTAATCCCTTTTTCAATATTAACTCCATCTATAAACTCTTTTGCTGTGTTTGTTTTTACCATCGCCCAAACTGTTGCTATTGTTGTAAAACCAACCGTTGCCGAACTATTAGGGGCATTGTTTGCAATAATTGCAGTAGTTAGAATTTTAATTCTTTTATCAAAATCACTAGTGCAAATCTTCTTTACATTTTTCTTTATTGATTGGCATTTCATAAAAAGAATTTTTGTGGTATAATGTAAGGGTAAAATAATGATTTAAAAAGAGAGTTGTTTTCAATTACACAATCGCCTGAGTTTTCATAAAGATAAGCACAAACACTTAAACAAGCTTGCTTGATAGCTTCTGGTCTATTAGGGTAATCGGCTTTAAATGTAATTATAACTGCTTGCTTACGATCGTAAGTATTTGGGAATTGTTTATCTTTTTTTATGTAAATTGATGAGTAATACTGGTCGTCAGTAAAATAATAATCATTAGAGTTTAATGTTTGTAGTGTGTTATCTATATCGTAATATTGTATTGATGTGATTGATTTTAATTTACTTTTTTTAACTTCTATACCGTTGCATTGCGAGAATGTATCAAGATATAACTTAAATTCTTTTTCGACAAATTCTCTGCCAGTTATATTCTCGCCGATTTGTCTAGATACTTTGATAAAGGGTGTTAAAATATTATCAAAATCAGTGCCATCAATTCGCAAAAATGTTTTTATTTCGGCAAGTGTTAAAACTTCGGTTATGGCATCTGTTAATAATACTATGGATTGCATATAATTTGTATTTTTCTTTCACCTGCTTCGGCAGAATTTGAAACTAAACGAATAAAATTAAAAGGGTTATCGTAATTAGTTTCAACTTCAATAAATCTATCCACCGCTACTTTAATTTCTTTTGCAACTCCTGAACTTGATCCATATAATTGATAAAAAGTAGTGCCATCAAGCGAACCTTCAATAAATAATTTAGTTCCAGTAAAAGCACTAGGTATTAATATACCAATTAAATGAGTTCCGCCGAGTTCGTAAGCAGTGGAGGTTGTGTCACCATTTGCTATTGTTAATTCTGCAAATTCTCTTGTATTTTGAAAATTACTCGGCATTTTATTTTATTTTTTTTGTTTTAAATTGTTTATTTTCTAAATTATCAATAGCTTTATTTTCTAAATTATCAATAGCTTTATTTTCTAAATTATCAATAGCTTTTTTACCCCAACCTTCTTTTAAAAATACTTCGGCTAATTCGTCATAAATATCATAAATCTCATCTTGTAAATACTCAAAACATTGAGTGCCAGTTTTATCTTTTGAGGCTGTGGTAGTTTTTAAAATTCTAATTTCCATATTAAACAATTTAATTAATAAAAAGAGGGGCTTTTACACCCCTCTAATTAATTTATGCAACTGGTGCAGATTTTGGATTTCCAAGAATAACAGAAGCGCCAGCAGTTAAGCCAGTGGTTACACTTGTTGAAACTAAAGATACTTTAACATATCTTTTAGTTCCAATATAACCAAATCTTGCACGAGAGTTAGCAGTTGAAAGAGCGGCATCAGCCTCTAATCCAACTAAGTCCTCATCGGCAACAGATCCGCTATAAGAACCTGAAACATCACTTTCTTGTAGAAGTGGGGTTACAGTTCCATCGGTTCTTGCACCAGTAATAACTTCAATAGTCACTGATTCGTAACCTTGTGTGTCAACCTCAACACCAGCAGTTGTGGTGTTAGTTGTAATTGATGCGATATTAAGACCATTTTCAATCTTAATATTATTTTTTAGGTCTCTACTAGCCATATTATTTTCTCCTTTGTGTTATAAATTATGATGCAATTTTAAGTTTTCTTAAACCTTCGGTTAAAACAACTTGACCGCCAGTTCTCTTATAAACAATAAAACGTCTTTTACCGCTAGTTGCTTGAGTATAAGGATCCTCAATCACTTCAAAGTTAACATTATCAACAATGTAATAACATTTACGATAATCACCAAGAATGATTGGGAAAGTTCCAGCACCTACATCTGGCATATCATTAGCCAAAACATAAGGCAAACCAGCAACGGTATTTGGCACATCTCTAATTCCTAAGCTAGGAACAAATAGATATTGACCATAAGTATCTTTTAATGTTCTAATATGAGCATTAAGAGTTTTGCGGTTAAACATCCAAGCTAAATTATAGCCTGTTGGGATTTCACCTTGAATTGCATAAAGAGAATCACCAGTTAAAGCAGATGCACTACCGCTGTTAGTTTCACCGACACCAGAAGCGGATAATAAACCAAGTGGCTTATTAACACCATTTCCACTAACAAAAGCAGAACCTTCTATTTTAGCCATATCTTCGGCAATATCGCTAGTGATTTCATTTCTCATATTGAAAGCAGTATCATTCAATAATTCAAAAGAAATATCAGTATAAACCATCAATTTTTCAGCCTTAATGGTTTCTGCACCATAAGTTGAATTAGATTGGCTTGCGGTTTGACCTTCGCCTACCCATCCACCAGAAACTAAACCAGTTCTTTTTGGAAAATTAATTTCTGTTGAGGTGGTAGTAATTACACGAGCTACTGAACGAACAGGTGAAACTTCGGTAATTTTTTTGATAATTTCGTTGGCATATTCAGCTGGTGCTAAATATCCACCTTGTGCATTATCTGATTGACGAAGATATTTTACCTCTTCAGTTCCTTTCAATTGGAAAGTTCCTTTGATTAAAAGATTTTCAAAAGATTTTAACTCTTGATTTTTAGCTTGCTTCTCATCTCCACCCAAACCTCTTTTAAGATCGGCTTCAATTGAATTAAGTCTGTTTTCTAATTCTTCGGTTCTGTTAGCTTTTTCTTGAATTTCTTTGTATTTAGCTTGATTTTTTGCTTCTTGGGCATCAAGTAAAGAGTTGATTTTGGCTTCTTGCTCAGGAGATAATCTTTTAGTTTCATCTCTTAATGCATTTAAGGCCTCCATGTGTTTTTGTTCAAAATCTGACATATTGTTTATTTTTTTAAATTATTTATAAAATTGTTTAAATCTGTAATGATTTTTTGTTTTGTTGTATC